AGGGATATTATGAGGACGGATGTAGGCTCCAGGTAGTTCACCCATCCAAGTATTTCCCCCTCGAGGATAGCTTCGGGCGAGTCGTTGCCCATATGATCGCCTGGCTGGATGAGTCCAAGATAACAGATCATATCATAGAGAGGCGGCTATTCTGCCGTATCCATCGGCCTGGTGAAATCGAGAGCCGGGAGTATCTGGTGTCTGCTGCCGGCTTGATCATACGAGGCCCGGAGAATGTCACCATCACCGAGACAGGCATCACTGAGCCGCTGGTGTCTGTGGTGGAGAACCTGACCACCTCATCCGATGGGCTCATAGATGATTATCATGATTTAGATTCGATTATCAAGCGGATGGAGGCCAGGCTCACCAGAGTAGGCAGAATCCTGGATGTCCACAGCGAGCCGCTCCTGATCCTGCCTGAGGATTCTGGGGCATTCACCAAGACAGATACCGGCGCAGTGGTTTATGACAGCAAAAAGAAGGTCCTGGAGAGAGTCAAGGGGGCCGGAGATCCAGGTTATGTGACCTGGGAGGGCCAACTGGCGGCGGCATTCCAGGAGTTTGAAACTGATCTCCAGCAGCTCTATGCTTTGTCCGAAACATGCGAGGCATGTTTTGAGCCTGCGAAGGCCGGAGCCCAGGTGAGTGGCACGGCTCTGAGGCTAATGCTCTTTGTGCCCTTGAAAAAGGTGGACAGGCTCAAGCTGGTGGCTGACCCTCAAATCAAAGAGGAGCTAAAGACCTGGACGGCTTTTGAGGCTGCAAAAGGTTACGCTGGTGCAATTCCGGCAGAGTCAGTATCTATCATCTGGCAGGATGGCCTCCCTGAGGATTTCAATGAGACTGTCGTCAATGTAACCACCCTGAAAGCAACGGGCCTGATCTGGGATGAGATGGCCCTGAAGATACTCTATAAGCTGGATGGCAAGGCACTCAAGGACGCGATGGAGAAGCTGAAGGGCGAGACACAGCTGCCTTCAGTGGGCGCTCCAACGGTATCTCTCCCAGGATTGGACGATGGTGGCGAGAATGGCCAGCAGTCAACCTCTCAGTGATGCCCAGGCCCAGAGGCTCATTAGGCTCTATGATGGGGCTGAGAAAGAGATCCTAACCGAGATCAACAGACTTCTCCTGAAAGATCCTGCCTCAGAGTCATATTCGATGGCCTGGCAGAAGACGCTCTTGCAGAGAGTCCGACAGATCCGGGCAGACCTGGAGAAGGGCTCTCGGACCTGGTGCTCGGAAGCAATCCCGGAAAGCTACATGAAGGGCATGGAGTGGGCCGACAAAGACCCGCTCATGAGCGGCAAGGCCATTCCCGGCTTTGGCAGCATCCACCAGCAGGCAGCGCAGGTGCTGGCCGAGAATACCTATGGCCGGTTACAAGATGTCGATCAAGTCATTGGCCGGAAGGTAGACGACCTCGCCCGTGCGATCTCCCTGGAAGCCACCAAAGGTTCAGTTCTCGGTTACCAGACCACCAAGCAGGCAGCCAAGAGGATCAAGGCAGACCTGGCAGAGCGTGGCATCACCGGGTTCCGAGACAAGGCCGGGCGCGAGTGGGACATGGGCCGATATGCGAAGGTCCTGGCTCAGGAGACCACCAACGGCGCTTTCAGGCAGGGCTCCATCAATAGATATCAGGAGCATGGCCATGATCTGGTCCGGATATCTCACCATGCGGGTAGTTGCCCAAAGTGCGCTCCTTATCAGGGGCGGACCTTTTCCCTGTCTGGTCAGGATAAGGAATTTCCCGCCCTGAGTAGCGCTACAGGACTTTTTCATGTAGGCTGCAAGCACGTTATCTCTTTAGCGCCTGAAGAACTGAGGCGCGGCCTGGATGTGCTCCAGGGCAAAGGGGGGCGAGGCGGCCAGGGAAGCGGAGATCAAGAGGCTGGCAGATAAATGGAACAGCCGCAATAAATCATAATCATCATTTCATTCTAAAAGCTGACTCCGGGCTTTACCGGAGGGGGGTAATTTTCTTATGACAAATTCAGATGAATCCGGTACGCCTCCGGCCAATGAAGGCGGAAATACACCACCTGCGCAGCAGGGCAAGCAATTCACTCAGGCAGACATCGACGCAATAATCGAGGATCGCCTGGGAAGAGATCGCCGTACACGCGAAGAGGCCCTGGCCAAAGAGCTGGGAATGTCCCTCAAGGACGCCAAAGCTCTGATCAAGGCCCGGAAAGCTGAGGAGGATGCTCAAAAGAGTGAACTCCAGCGCGAGCGCGAGGCCAGAGCGGCAGCCGAAAAGGAGCGGGACGCCCTCAAGGCAGAGCGCGAAATAGGCGGCTGGCGGTCGAAGTACGGCAAGAAACACAATATCCCGGAAGCTGATTGGGACCGCCTCAGGGGGTCGACAGAATCCGAGATCGAGGAAGACGCTAAGGCATGGGCCAAAGCGCGAGGCCTCGATAAAGCCGGAGGACCGGCGCCGAGAGGCGGTAATAACCTATCACAGAACCCATTCAATCAGGCCTTCCTGGCCGCTACTGGTCGGGGCGGGCGCTGAATTAGTTTTTGAGGTGAATTAAGATATGGTAACTTACTCTGATTACATCAGCCGGACAGATGCCAGCACCTATCTGCTGCCGGATCAGTATAGCAAAGAGATCATTGAGGCTCTGCCTACCAAGTCATTCTGCTTGGAGAAAATGAAGAGGTTGCCTCCCATCAATGCAGCCACCTACAAGATCCCCATGATGAATGCTTTCCCCTCTGCCTACTTCGTCTCTGAAGTGGCTGGGAGCCGGAGCAGCAGCTACACCAAGCAAACTACCGATATGTCCTGGTCCGGTGTGACCATGTATATCGAGGAGATCGCCGTAGTGGTCCCGGTCCCCGACTCCGTCATAGCCGATATGGCGAGCCAGAACTTCGACCTTTGGGGCATGGTCAAGCCCAGGCTCATCGAGGCCGCCGGCAAGCTCATTGACCAGGCAATCCTCTACGACAACTCCGGGGATATCGCTCCCGCCAATTGGCCGGACGGCATAGTCACTCAGTGCGCCACAAAGAGCAATACCATTGATGTATCCGCTCAGATCGGTGCAGGCCTCACTTTTGCAGATATGTACGACGGCATCCTGGCAGACAATGGCCTCTTCTCTTTGGTAGAGCAGGACGGTTATCTGGTGAATGGTGCCCTCGCCGCCATCAGCATGAAGGGCAAGCTTCGGGGCCTCCGAACCTCCGAGGGCGCTCCGATCTTCACCAACGATATGAAGCAAGCTAACCGCTACCTCCTGGATGGTGCGCCTCTGGACTTCCCCAATAACGGCGCTTTTGATGCCACCAAGAGCCTGCTGGTTGTTGGTGACTGGTCCCAGGCGGTCTATGGCATCCGGCAGGACATCACATGGAAGGTGGCCACGGAGGCCTCTATCCATGATAACACCGGTGCCCTGGTCTATAATCTCTTCCAGGATGATATGGTGGCTCTCAGAATGACCATGAGGCTGGGCTGGGCGCTGCCTAACCCGATCAATGCCGTTAACAGCTCTACTCAATTCCCGTTCGCGGCTTTGGTGCCCTGAGGTAGGACCATGAAAAAAGTTCTAACCTTTTTGGTGCTGGCGGTCATAATGGGGCTGGCAGCCGGGCAGGGTTCATGGTATCCTCAGAAGGTAGGCGGCAAACCCATCCAGTCAGATGGCGGCGGCACAAACTACGCGTATGCTATTGCTCTCCAGACCATCCCCGTGGCCGAGACCAGTGACGACGACCAGCTCTTTGCCGCAACAACTGGCCACTGTAACCAGACGACAAATATCAACAAGAGTACTTTCCTAGCACAGCCCGATGTTCCGAGGAATATTATTGCCACGTTCAATGCATCTACATCAGGAAGCATCAAGATTACGGGGACGGATATCAGCGGTGCGGTCATAACCGAGAATCTGACAATATCGTCTGCTACAACCGGTGCTTCTACAAAAGCATTCAAGACTGTCACAAGAATCAATGCAGATCTTACCACCGGCCAGACCAACAAAACACTGAAAATGGGAACCGGTGATCTCCTCGGCCTGAATAGCAAGCTCGCCACCAACACCGTGCTGCTGGCTGCATTGAATGATACCAAGGAGGCCACGGCACCAGCGGTAACCGTGAACAGTACAGTGCTGAGCCTCAATACCATCGACACCAACACCGCGCCGGGTGGGAAAGTGACTAAGGTCTGGTATATCGTCTAGGAGGGGTTCAAATGGCATTATATCCCGTCGTCCCAAGAGATTATCAGGGCTGGCAGCAGCCAGTCATGGATATACTCAATGAACCGCCCGGATCTCCGACGGAGGGAGATCGGTATCTGCTCGACACCACCCCTACAGGGGCCTGGGCGGGCAATGCTGGCAAGATAGCCACATACAACGGCACAGGCTGGGACTATGCCACGCCTGCAGAAGGCTGGTATGTCTATGACATAGACAGCAACGCCCGAATGGTCTATAACGGATCGGCTTGGTCCGCTGATAGCGCCAGCGGCGAAACCAACACCGCCAGCAACCTGGGCGATGGGGCGGGGCAGGTCTATAAGCAAAAAGTCGGTGTAGATATCCAGCTCCGGACTATCAAGGCGGGAACTGGTGTCACAGTCACCAACAACTCCAACGACATAACCCTGGCCGCTGATGCCGCCAATATCGCCCATAACAGCCTATCAGGCTATGCCGCTGCCAACCACCGGGCAGTTAATTGGAATGCCATCACCAAGTGCGTAGAAATAACTATCTGAGGTTTGAATGGCTGTCTATAAAGTCCCTGCCTATGCCGATTACAACAGGGGCACATCTACCGGTATCGGCAGCGAGCAGACCATAGCCCACGGCCTGAGCGCCAAGCCCACGGTGGTAAAGATCTACCCCACCGAGGACCCGGCAGGGACAGCCATTGCCTGGAATGCCACTCCTGCCGATGCCACCAATTTCTATGTAACTGTGACATCTGGCAAAGATTACACATGGGAAGCAATCCTGGAGGCTTAAACATTTTTAGGAGTGAATAAATAGATGATCGAAAAACAAGTAACTTTTGAAGGCATCCTTCGGGAAGAGGAAGAGCAGTCGAACGAAACAGCCAGACTCCAAGATTACCGAATGGCGGCTATAACAAAAGATGCTACCTATATCCTTGTCGATGCTCTGCCTTACGATTTCATTGTCACAAATGTGTTCTACCGAATCACAGAGGCGTTTGATGGCACAATCGACCTTGGGACTAAGGTTGCTCCTGGCAGAATCATAGCCGATGCTG